CTTGTTGTTTTGGGTGTACCTGGAGTTGTGTAGACAACACTTGTGACTTGCGACGGAGGGGCAAGTCATACCCGGATCGGGAAGCAATATGATGAGTTATTCACATTTCAAAGTTGCAAGACGGTCTGTGGTTCCCGTACGAAATCATTTTTCAGAAGCATCTGGTAACGCGGATGTGGATGGGGTGAGAGTAGCACGTGTCCAAGTATCACGGGTGGAGGACGGAGTTGGCATGCCGTCGGTAGGGGGAGTCGTGTCCCCGGGTTTGGTGCAAACACCAGCCCCCTGGAGAACGAGCGTGGAAACAATACACACAAAGCAAGAACAAAACTGCCCCGATGTTCGGGTAGAGAATAGAACAGCAAGACGCAGATGGCCTTTCAAATTTGCGCTAGTCACAATCGTCGATGAATGTGACTACACACAGAATAAGCGACACAAGAGCTCTTCCACGACACATAACGAGGAAGTGTTTAGAGCATTGGGGATCGAACTGTTCGAATTACCTTGTAAAGAGACTGCAAGGAGCTGGGTGAGGAACTTGGTCGCTGATGGCGACGTAGAGGCCAACCCGGGGTTCGATCGGGGTCAAAAGGGAGCTAAGCGAGGCCCAGTAAAAGGGCAGAATCAAGGGCGCAGAGCTAGAGGACCGAAGCGCAAGGAGATGGCGACAGATGCCATACTCAGCCAGATGGCCGACATGAAGGATGCGGCCCAAGGAGCGCGGGATGCTGCAAGTGAGATGCGCAAACTTGAAATTGAGTTGTCCTCGCCCTTGAATTCTAGCAGCGGAAGTGATGCCACCGCTGAATCTCAGACGAAAGAAAAGAGAAGCATTAGTCCATTCGCCGCAAGCAGGATGCATTGGAGACCAGAGTTCCGGGGGGAGCTGGTCCCCGGTGTCAAGATCCCTGCGGCCATATCTGAAAGCTTGCCTGAGCGTCCCGCTGCAGAGTGGGGGGCCTACTGTGGAGGGCGCATGCAAATGTACCCTCAATCCCAGTCGGCCTGGGGCAGGATCATTCCGAGCTTATACAGCGCCTGCAACGTGGCGCGTCGTAGATTGTTCGGCGAACCCACGCCCATGAACGAGCCTTCAGATCCAACGGAAGAGGATGACATAAAAGATGAGGGGGATCCCGACCCTCAGAATTATGAATTGTTCAACGTTGATGAGACCCTAGCCGAAAGTTATAAATGTGAAGTGAGACACTTTTGGACTATAACCAGGGTCGAGATGGTGGGTATGTATCACCCTAAGGATGAGAAAGATCTTAGGGCAGACGTTTTTCATGTCAAGGACATGAAACGATACAACCCGCTGTTGATCAAAGTTAAGTTCTCACTCACCACCTATTATTTCGGCATACCTGTGAGAAGGTGTTCCTACCGAGTTGTCTCGGCGGAAGTGCTCTCACAGATGGCCACGGCCCGTATCTACCACAACTCTGATGATGAGAAAACCGTCAGGCTGAGGTTGGAGACGTTTGCCGCGACGCATTGTTACGACAATGTAAGCCGATATTTGGTCCTGGGGCATGTAGAAGCTAAATATGTCTTGGGAAGCACCGTGGATCTGGCTGTCTTGCATTGGAGACAGTTTCAACAGACCAGGGGCTGGTGGATAAAAAATTGACGGAGGCCGGCGGTGCCAACGGTGGAGTGTTCGTTGCTTACGGATACAGGCATGACGAGGTTGATCTTCCTCGTCCTGGAGAAATCAAGGACGGGACAGACATCGTCATTAATCGGACAGCCAAGGACATATACTTGGGCTCTCGTCCGCCTGTTGCAGTCAGCGCTGGGTGTCATGTTCAAGGTGCTTTACCTGGACATGTTGATCCATTAGACCCAGACTCCACCATCGCCGGTACACAGAAACGTTTCGTGACCAAACCTCCGAGACCAGTTAAGAGGTTGCTCGTTAGGCTGAAACGTTACGTCAGACAACAACTGGAATCCGGTCGCTTTGGCGATCCAATTATGCCCGATGAAGACATTAGTTTCGAAAATTGGATTGACAATGTTGATTACCCGGAGTGGCGCAAAGCCCAACTCCGGACGACTTGGGCCGAGCTCATTGATATTTCAGAAGATCCAAGAAATTTTCACAATAAGTCGTTCATGAAAGACGAACATTACACTGATTGGAAGCATGCGCGTGGAATTAACTCGCGTTCCGATGCTTTCAAGTGCTTCAGTGGACCGATCTTTAGGCTTATTGAGAAAAGGGTGTTCAATGCCCCTGAGTTTATCAAGAAAGTCCCAGTCAACGAAAGAGCAGATTACATATATAATAGACTCTTTGCGCCTGGATGCTCATATTTTACTTCAGATTATTCCTCGTTTGAAGCACTGTTTACTTCAGAGGTTATGGACGCTGTCGAGTTTGAAATGTACGAGTACTTTACCCGTATGATACCCGACAGTTGGCTCACCACAATAACAGCCACGTTATCTGGCGTCAATTTGTGCAAATTCAAGCATTTCGTTGTTCGTGTTCTTGCGACTCGCATGTCAGGCGAAATGTGTACGTCGTTGGGGAATGGGTTCTCCAACTTGATGTTTATGGAATTTGCTTGCTCTGTACTTGGATCTGAGTGCATTGGCGTAGTTGAAGGAGACGATGGGCTGTTTTCAATCAAAGGAACCGTTCCTACTGCAGATGATTTTTCCAAACTTGGATTGATCATTAAATGCGAGGTTCACGACAGATTGGAAACGGCAAGTTTTTGTGGCATAGTCTTTGAAGAGACGGACCGTGTTAATGTAACGGATCCGCACAAGGTCATAGCCATGACAGGGTGGCTAACTGGACGATATGCAGCCAGTAGACCTGGACAGAAGATGGACCTTTTGCGTTGTAAAGGTCTGTCGCTCATTTATCAATATCCAAGGTGTCCCATAATATTAGCCTTAGGCCGTTATATATTGAGAGTGACAAGAGGAAGAGACCTCCGCGGGGTGCTAGAGAATCGCAATTTGAACTCTTACGAACGAGAGTGGTTAAAGAAAATCGTTGCGTCTGAAAAAGAGCTCAAGTTGCAAGCCCTCGCGTGCGACCAGGTGCCTGAGAGAACTCGGCATCTGGTGGAGCGGCTTTACGGCATCAGCCGGGGAGTCCAGGTGGCGGTCGAAGAATATTTGGACAGTCTCACAGAGATATGCCCATTGGTTCCGCCTGGCATGACCTTCCCCGAGTCTTGGTGTACGTACTTCAGTACGTATTGTCGTCAAGTGCTCAAGGGCCAGAGATTTGATCCAGTAGACTGCTGGTATAATCTCAGGAGTCCTGGCTCCATCGACCGCGCACGGTTCCGAGAGGAAGACCGGGGGTCACCTGAGAAAACAGGGTAAACAAACACACACAGCCCTTC